GGGGGGTCCCAAACTTAACTAAACCATGGCCACAACTAATGATTTTCGATTTGAAGACTCGTCTACGGGACGTAAAAACAAAAGATCATTTGATGGAGATCCGACTACTGAAAGTGAGTCGGTTAGTCTTTCGCCTAGTTCAGAATCGTCACAAGACGAGGTGAAAGCTAAGGGGAGGAAAAAGTTTCATGAAAGGGACGAAATTGAGGCTAAGTTACGAGGTAAGCCTCAAAAAGAAGAGATCGTTAAAGACTGCCATAAGAAGGGGGGGGGCAAAGGCGGCCGCGTGGGATTTCGATCCCGCGCGGTCGCCTCGTCACTTCGCGAAACGTCTGCACAAGACGCTGGTGCAAGAGATGTTGCACGGGACGCAAAAATGGAAGTTGAGGACGATGATGACGACGTTGGTGAGTCCGAACCAACATATTTATTAAAACTGGACAAGAATCCTGGTAATTATTCTTACGAGGAGGTACGTGAGTTTCGTAGAGAGACTTATGTATTCATTGGAATTGCCATGATTCTTTTGTTGTATTACGTGGGTGGACCTTTTTATTTCTTTAGTCTCCACATGATATCGTATAACCTCGTTGTTTCAGCGATCTACATATGTGTAGTGTATTTGACAATACAATTTGTTGCTGGTGCTGTGGATACACATGCATCGCGTGCATTTAGTACACATGTTGTAGATTGTTGGCAATTTACGGATGGGATTTTGATACCGGACTATTCTGATGATGTCCGTACCACGTCACATAAACAGGCTGCACCAAAATACTCTTATGATGCTGGGTTTGTCACAGTAAGACACCGGTGTGTGCATAAGCAGTTTTGGGGTGGATTGTGTAATGATGTAGTAATGGATGATTCTGTCGTGACTGTGTCATTGACGTTATTTCATATTATGTTGAATACCGTCACGATGAATTTGTCAGATAAGGTGCTTTTTGATAGGTTGACTAGTTGCTCTTTATCGAGTCAGGAAGTTAACCTTGGTCCATTAGATAAATTGACTAAGAATTCTACCGTCGCAGCGGTGATGACTTATGTCAAAATGTTGAGGACAAAGAGAGCATTGGTGGATTTTCCGACAAGCCTGGAGAGTGTCGCTTCGTCAAGTATGGTTACCGATTCGGAGAGGTGCCACTTGCAGAAGTTCCAGCTCCCAAGAAAGGAGTTAAGGTTAGGGTACTCGATTGTAATGAACGAGATACTCGTGCCGTTGTGGAAACTTCTCTGGGCCCAATTTTTCCGAATGTTGCAAATCCTCATGGAGATCCCAACTTTTCTCCAAACGTCGTTCGATCAGTATATAAGCGTGTGGGTTGCAAGACACCCAACTTTAATCGCCGATTTCGTCGTTTGTTTGGAAGGTTTGTTGACCGTTGGATTCGCAAGAATATTGAACCTCTTCAAGCTGGTGAGTTCCTCTCTCCAGATGAGTGGATCAATAATGCTCCGTATTCCGAGGCGCGTAAACAACAATTGCGCTTTACTCTTGAGCGTATGCGCTGTAGTGATAATAAGTATAGCTTATGTGACCAGCTCGTCAAATGTTTCCCAAAAGATGAATCCTATCCAGGATACAAACACATTAGGGGAATTTATGCACGGGTTGACGAATTCAAGTTACGAGTGGCTCCCTTCTTTGCCAAGCTTGAATCTGTCATATATCAGCACCCACAATTCATTAAACATGTCCCGGTCACTGACCGAGCTTGTTACGTATATGAAAAACTATACCGTGGGGGTGCAGGATATATTGCCACTGATTACACTGCCTTTGAATCTCACTTCACTCGTGAGCTCTTTGAATGCTGTGAATTTAAGCTCTATCGATATTTCGCCAAGGATCATGATGATGCGAGATCTATTGTCGAATACTACTGCAGAGTCGCAGGTGGCATTAATCAATGCCACTTCAAAAATATTAGAGTTAGAATTCCCGCATGTAGAATGTCGGGAGAGATGTGCACATCTTTGGGTAACGGTTTCACAAATCTTATGGTCTTCGAATTTCTCGCTGAATTTCTCGGAGTACCAGATGCCGAATGTGTCATTGAAGGAGATGACTGCTTGGCTAGATTATCGGGAAGAGATTTCCGATGTTGTGAAGAATGCACATGCCGGTTTTGTGGAGGTGAAGGAGGCGATAAATGCGACGGTTGCGGGATGGCCATGGGACGTAGATATTCATCAGTTGGTTTTCGGACCTCCTGTGAAAGTGTTGTGTCCATTGAGGCGTGTCCCGAAATTGTTCGTCGACTTAGGGGCGTATGTATTGATCACCGTCAGGGATTTCGTGCTGTTCTTTCAGAATGTTATTTACGGCTTGGCTTTAATGTCAAGCTTGATTTTCACGAGAGGATTGAGCGTGCGAGTTTTTGTAGTATGGTGTTTGATACTGTGTCTTTTGTTGTTGTCCCTGCACCTCTAAAGAAAATGTTGAATGTTGGATGGGCTCATCGCAAGTTTCATGATTCTTCGGAAAAAGTGAAGCTTGAGTTATTGCGTGGCAAAGGTATGTCATTGATGGCGGAATCGAGGGGTGCCCCGATACTCCAGTCAATGGCTAGTATGTTGTTGCGAATGACGGATGGGCATCATTTTCGAATTGACGATTCTTGGACGCGGATGAAGATTAAGGGGGCATCATTTGATGTTCTCCCTGTGTCAGAACGGGTTCGAGATGTGATGGAAGAAGCGCATGGTTATAGCTGGAATGAACAGTTGGAATTGGAGTCATATTTTGATTCGATAAATTCGATTCAAATGTTGTCTCATCCTATACTGACGTCGCATGCCAGTCTTGATCAATTGCACTATGCAGTACATTACGTTAAGTTATTCGAAGGTGATAGACCAACATTTGAATTACCCAGTTGTAAAAATTAGAAGAATATTTTTACACGTAAGATATGCCTAAGGGTAAAAAGAAATCCGTTGTATTGGTTAAGTCTGCTGCCAAGAAAACGAGTAAAGCTAAGCAGAAAGGGAAGAAGAGGACTGTTATGAAACAGGGTCCAATAGTTAAGGCTGCCGAAATGATAGGTGGATTGATTGCTCCAGGTATTGGGGGTTATGTAGGTCGTATGGCTGGTTATGCCGGTCAGAAGGTTTACAATTATATATCGGGTAGTGGTGACTACACGGTACATAAAAACTCATTGCTAGGAGTGTCAAATGTTCCATCTTTCGGGGATACAGTGATACGTATGCGAGCCCGTGAGTATTTGGGTGATGTGAACGGTTCGACAAGTTTTGTCAATCGTAGCTTCACCTTAAATCCGGGTGACGCCAAGACATTTCCGTGGTTATCGAGCGTGGCGGTTCGATTTCAGCAGTATGAATTGCATGGCATTGTATTTGAATTTGTTTCAACATCTTCAAATGCATTATCGAGCACAAATACTGCACTAGGGAAAGTTGTCATGGCGACATCATACAATGTTTCTGCCCCACCGTTTCCGGATGTTAAGTCAGCCTTGATTACTCAGTTTGCGAATATGGGAAAGCCCGCTGATAACCTGGTACATGCCATTGAGTGTCGGAAGTCATTGTCGACTTTGGACAACTTGTATGTGCGTGCGACAGGTGTCGATGTGGATGATCCCAAATTTTATGATTTTGGTAGCTTTCAATTAGTTACTGAAGGAATGCAAGCTGTAGCGGACATTGGCGGGTTGTGGGTTTCGTATGACATAACGTTGTTTAAGCCGACGTTGGAGAATATTGATTCCGACATCCCATCACAAATGTGGTCGTGCCCAGGGTTGTCTGGTGGTTTGTTCAGTGGTGACATTGGACCAGTCCCAGAAAATCCAGACACGGACATTCTCCCAATTAATTTGTCGAATGTCAGCTCCTTTATAGAGTTTCAAAGGCCAGAAGTTGGTGATAAGTATGTGCTTATGTTCCGTTCTGCTGGTCCTTCGTCTGCTCTTCCGGGAGTTGTTGCTGTTGCTGAAGGTATCACCCTAAACTCGACTTTGTTCCCGTATTATCAATCGGCTACTGCCATTAATACTACTTGGGAATTTGTTCGAGTTTATGAGGTTACATCAACCATACCAGTTACATTCCCTTATATTGGGTTAAGTTTAACATTATCAACTCCATTTCCAAATGGGTGGACTGGTTACTTTTCGGTTACAAAGCTAAATCCAGCTATACCGTTTACAAGTTTCCCTTCACCTCTTGTTTTGGAGTCGAAATTTGAAAGACTTTTGAGGCACATATCGAAAGATGTTGTGTCAGAATGCTCTGAGGAGAAGAAATCACGTGTGGACTCACCTCCGGTCCCGATAATTAGTGTTGCACTAAGCGCTCCTGGTAGTGAACCGCCCAGGATAGCGTTATCTGAAAAGTCGCGTGCGACTTCTTCAGTGGTTCGAAAGTGGTAGTGATATCACTGTGCAAGGGGACTAAGCACAATAAACCTGTCTCACTCACGCGGG